CGGCAGCCTTTCGTTTAACTTCTTCTTCTTTATCAGCAGCATCAGATGCAGCAGTTCGTGTAGATTCTTCTGATCTCACCTCTTTTTGAGCAGCATCTTCTTTTTCTACCGCTTTTGTAACATCTTCTTTGTCAGCTTGTATAGCAACATTCTTTTGGAGTTCTATGTCTAGTTTAGATCGCGATTGTCTTTCTTCTCGCGTTGGGGTTTTATTTTTTTTTAATTCTTTTGCTTGTTTCTTTGTCTGTGTTATTTTTTTAGCGTTCTTGCCTCCTCCATATATTTCACGTTTCGTTATTTTTTGTCGCCTTTTTAATGTTCGAATGGTGTGTTTTTTAGAATTCGGTATTATTTTTTTTGTATATTTTCCTCTATACCCAATTCTTTTTGTTTGCATTTGTATAATATAATAATATATTATTATATTATGTCTTGTGCTCAATCAACATCTCCCGTAAATATAATAAATAACCCACAATTTAATTGCGACCTTAAATGCGACTTTAGTTACAATTATACGACATCTCCTGTTTTAATTATTTCAAATAAAGGCGAGTATTTATCTATTAAATTGGATTCGGTTCAGAATATAACATATAATGCGAGCACATATTCGTTAAATGAAATGAGAATATATCAACCATCGCTTCATTCATACAATGGTAAAAAGACCGATGCCGAATTAATAATTATCCATACGAGAGATACGAGCGTTGGCAATCTTTTGGTATGTGTTCCTATAATGACCGGATCCGCCAATTCTGATAGTTTAGCTATAATTGATAAGATTGTGTCCAATGCTAGTTTGATGACAAATTCTTCGAATAAGACTACAAATGTAAACATACCTACATTTTCGGTAAAAACGCTTATACCGTTAAAGCCATATTATTCTTATTCTGGTACATTACCATATCCACCGTGCAACGGAGAATATGATTATATCGTATTTAATAAAGACGAAAATGCTACATTATCTATATCATCCAAAGCGTTTAATGCTTTATCTAAAATAATAACCAAGAACGCATATCCGATACGACAAAATGGAGGCGTTTTTTACAACAAAAAGGGTCCTTCTCCTAGCACGAATACGTCAGATGATATTTATATGGAATGCGTTCCAACTGGAAGTGACGGAGAACAATTAGTTCCAATAGAAACATCAACCAATAATATGTTCGATAATCACTCTATTCAAAATTTTTACAACGACAATAAATGGGTTTTGTGGGTTGTTATCGGCATAATACTTACATTTTCGATAAAAAAACTCGGGTCGATAGCATTTAATAAAATAGCTAAGAATAAAAATTAATATAATTTTTTAGCATTATTCAGAGGGGTCAATACTGGCTTAAATGTCGCAGTCCCGTGTATAGTATTTTTGTTTGTTGCTATATTTGACACTACTTCTTCTTCTAATGTATATTGTGTATAGTTTGGAGAATAATCAATCGGACAATCGGTCTGCGATGTATATTGAGGTGGCATAATGTTCTGAGATTGTATGTTATATATAGTCATGTAAACTGCGCTAAACATTAACACTCCGTTTAGAAAATTGACATATACCAATATATACAAAGACAATCCGTATAACAAAATTTTAGAATATATATTATTTACGAGAGATGCTGCTGACCCTGTTAATCGAACGTTCAGTAAAATGTATATAATTAAAAGTACTGTAAGTATAAACGGTTCGTTATACGACTCAATGGTTTTCGGTATGGAGCTACGGTTCATTACTATATAGATATAAATATTTAATTTTATTTAAAATTAAATATTTATTTAATTGAATTAATAACTAACATTCAATAGTTCTAATAATGGATAATGTTGTATCGAATTATATCGGAAATAACGGTTATACTATCAGGAAAGACTGTCTAGAACAAGGCGATATTAAAGTTATAAAAAACGACCTAACCGTTAGACCATACATTCCTTCGTCTCCTATACAAGCGCCTTCATTTCCGGTATATAGAGAAACCGAACATACTATGCATGTTCCGCGTTTCTACGGAATAGAACATTATGGTCTACCCGATGTAATAAATATATCAAAGGGAGATGACATAAATTTAAATTTTGAGGGGGTTTTGAGAGAGTATCAAACAAATATTGTTAAAGAATATATAAAAAATACATCACTACTACATGGCGGAGGCGGCTTACTTGAAATACCGTGCGGAGAGGGAAAAACGGTTATAGCTTTAAAAATTCTTTCAGAATTGAAAAAGAAAACGCTTGTTATAGTGCACAAAACATTTTTAGGAAACCAGTGGATTGAACGCATCAATCAGTTTTTACCTGGAGCGCGTATAGGTAAGTTGCAAGGCCAAATAAATGACATTGAAAATAAGGATATAGTTATAGGAATGCTTCAATCGCTGTCTATGAAAGAATACGCTGAAGATGAATTTAAAAGTTTCGGTCTTATTATCGTCGACGAATGTCATCACATTTCGTCCGAAGTATTTAGCAGATCATTGACAAAGATAATAACATTTTATACACTAGGATTGAGTGCTACGATGCAGCGAAAAGATGGATTGTCGAAAGTGTTTAAAATGTTTCTTGGTGAAATTGTGTTCAGTAAACAAAGAGATAAAACGGATACGGTATTGATAAAAGCGATAGAATATATCACACCTGACCCAGAGTTTAACAAGGTTATGATGGATCAGAGAGGAAATCCTGCATATAGTTCTATGATTTCTAAATTGTGTGCGTTTGGACCAAGAACTGAATTTATATTAAATGTTATCATTGCCGAATTGAAAAGTGACCCGTTGCAGCAGATAATTGTTCTAGCGCATAATCGAAATGTTTTAGAATATATACATGATGCGATCGAGCACCGTAAAATAGCAACAGTCGGTTATTATTTGGGTGGGATGAAAGAACCGGCTCTGAAAGCAAGTGAACTTGCGCGGGTTATTATAGCAACTTATGCTATGGCCGCAGAAGCACTAGATATTAAGACATTGACAACTTTATTACTGGTTACCCCTAAAACAGATGTAGTTCAAGCGGTTGGTAGAATTTTAAGAGTTAAACACGAGAGACCGATGGTCGTCGATATAATTGATACGCATGATTTATTCAAGTCGCAGTGGGTAAAACGCAAGAAATATTACAAGAGCAACAATTATAAAATAATGTATACAAATAGCCGAGATTATGCGTTAAATAAATGGAAGGAGTCTATAGACCCTCCTAAAAAAAATAAATGTTTGATTGATATTGCTTCACTTAAACTATAATTTAGTGTTAATAAAATATAATATACGTAACAGACATATCATTTAGTATATTAAAATTCATTCTTAATCATCATGTCACTTATAATATAAAATTATTTTATATTATAATTATTTGATTTTTAATGAGTTGAGATATAGTGTGGACGGAATAGATGTTGATCGTATATTCTTGCACGCGTTCAACCCATAGATCGAACATAATCTAATCCACGTTTTCAAGACCTAAACTAACCGTAGAAACTGTAATACCGTCCGCAGAAGAACTAGGCAAACGACTAATTCCGTGGTCGGTGTTCCGACTAGTTACTACATTGGGAGTTTGGAAAATTTCCTTCCTGATATCCGAAATAGTCGAACTATTGGTTAGAGATTTTTCTGTCGTATTCATATCCTTGATGCTTACCAGATTGCCTTGCTCGTTAATTGTTTGTGATAAAACATTTCCGCTTTCAAGTGCTTTCTTTTTATTATCTTCCATAGCCTTTTCTTTTGTTTCTCTAACGCGCTTGTCAAATTCGACCTTCGCGAATGACTCGTTCTTGGTTTTCTCTTGCATTAATTGATTCAAGTCTTCCTCCATATATTCGACTCTGCCAGTTTTATATGCTTCTGGATGAAAGGGCAGCCACATACCAACCGGTCCTACATATACATCATGATTTGGATCAACCTCGCGTAACATTTTACACCGCATTTCGGCTTCTTCTTGTGTAGGAAATGCTCCTCGGATTTTTACTCCTCGGACACTGGTTTGAAAATTATGTTCGGCGTTATACTTTTCGTCTAACTTTGACTCGTTAGCGTCTACGAAATTTTTATAATCGTCGGGAACAGACGTTACAACCAGTTGTCCTTTTTCATCTTTACAAAACTCTATAAAGTCCGCGCTAAGAGCGTCGAAGCTTAAAGAATATTTATAACTTAAAAAATGTAAATATTGGTTAAATTTATCTACGGATTTTGATAGTTCCCATTGCTTTACGAATTGTTCAAAGAAATATATGTCTCTTTTCTTAATTATAGATTCAGGAGAAATAAAGGAAATGCATGTGAATTTTTGACCAGCTATAGGTTTATCTTCGTCCATGACATCAATGTATTTAGGATTAGGAGTACCGTCGTTCTTTAATTTACGTTCGACGGGATTATTTGATTTGCGAGGCATTTTAATAAAATATAGTATTGTATTTAAGTTATTTTATTTATATATTATTTTCTTTAATAATAATATAATGGGTTTTGATTTTGATGTATCCGAGTTAATTACGCGAGCTATAAAATATTTAGTAGAAGGTTTAATGGTTGCAATCGCTGCATTTGTTATTCCTAAACGCTCAATTTCATTGGATGAAATTACTCTTATAGCGCTTACCGCCGCAGCAACCTTTAGCATATTGGATACTTATATTCCGTCTATGGGTACATCTGCTCGATCTGGTGCAGGATTTGGAATAGGTGCAAATCTCGTGGGATTTCCGAGAATGATGTAATACAATAAATAAAATATATAGTTAAGAGTAAATTATAATTTAATCATTTAGTATTGATTAAATTATAATTATTTAGCAATGATTATTCGAATTGAATGCGTATTGATATATTATAGTTCACAATGTACGGCGCCGGTATAATTTAGCCAATCATCTAAGGAAAACTTTTTAAAATCTTCAGGAAGCGAATAATCTTTATATTCCATATCAACTCCCAAACTCGCCATTTCGCAATAATGAGCTGACGCATGGTTCATAATATTTAAAAACTCTTCTATTGTATGAACGCCAGAATCACTTGAACCAACTCCAGTATAAAGTATATATGCCATTATCTACTTCTATGAATATATACAATTATATCTTTATATAACTATACATAAACCATTTAAAGACAATCACATATGATAATATGGGATAGGCTCGTGTAACTCAGTTGGCAGAGTGACGGTCTTATACGCCGTCGGTCACAAGTTCGAACCTTGTCTCGAGCAGTCCTATATATAATTTTTTATATATAGAACATAAAAAAATACTACTAATCTATCATTGTTGATTTATTTAAGTAAATGTGCTATTACTCGCTTTCTTCGTCGCTTTCTTCGTCGCTTTCTTCGTCGCTTTCTTCGTCGCTTTCTTCGTCGCTTTCTTCGTCGCTTTCTTCGTCGCTTTCTTCGTCGCATGCATTTATACAAATAAATTGACCAGAGCCTTTCATTATACATATATTTTCTTCTTTTCCGCATATTGAACATGTGCCAGATTCATTGTTTTCTTCTAAAAAGTATATATCATTTAACCCATCATCCGCGAAATATCCATCGCATAATAAACATTTTTCGGTACTTCTGTCATTTTTTATAGGAGAACAATTCTCATTTTTACACAATACAACTTTCAATGCACTGTCTAAATCTTCCTTCTTTATATTGGACCCGGCGTCCACATTCTTTATATTTATAGGATCAGAAGATTTGTCATCTTTGACGGCGTTTGATTTTTGCGGGGTTGAATCATTGACAGTAGTAGCGACTTTTTGAGGAGAAGATATAATGGGTTCGGTTGGAGCAGATTTATACCATTCGGGTTTTCCTCTCTTTTTTTTCCACGTAGCAATTTTCTGTTTTTCTTCGGACATGTAATAGTTGCGATATGAATCAACTGGATCATCGGTTTTATACTTATCTGGCATCGCTAATGCAAATGGAGTTAATCCTGTATTTGTGAATTTATCGTCAGTTGGAATGTGTCTGCATATATACAATGCCATCAAATACGATTTATGTATTTTCTTTTCGGGGTGCCCGTATCGATATTTCCATTCGGTATGCATATGTTCAATCAAATTCAACACCCATATAAAATTCGCCTTTGATGCGCGACACCAGATAGTCACAGGATGATTTTTGTGGGCCATTTTATATAAAGGTAAATTTCCTTTTATATCGTCCGGGACTAATATTCGTCGTGCAGAACAAAGCATTTGTACCGCTTCTAATATTATTTTACTGATATGTTTATCCATCATATATTCAGCAATTTCGCGATGAATTAACGAAAGGATAAAGATATTCATTTTGTATTTTTGTATATTGTTTATTAGCTGCATCCTGTTTCAATTTTTTAAATGTAAGTCCGCTTAAACGCCGTAAAATTTAAATACTACATCGCGTATTCGTCCACTCTGACATAATACATAAGAGAAAAATATACTAATATCGAAATGAACGTGACAAGTACCCATCCTGGTATAACCGTTTTATTTTTATAACCAAGTCCAAACGATCTCAAACTTCCATCACCTGTGTATAAAAACCCGGGCTTCAATTTAATGCACAAGTAATATATCAATAAATATATTATAATAGATATAATTACAATATTTCTTCGTATTGTCGTTTCAAACATCTATTATAATATCATATAATTTATTTTATTTTTGGAAACCAATTAATTGCTTATATAGCTAAAGCTCTTTTACTTTAGCTTTTCTTGTGTTTTTTTTGGGTTTTTCTGGAACAGGTGGCTGGGTATCCGCGCCAGATAATTCGGGAGGAATTGGTTGTTTAGATTTAGGAGAACCTTTTGCTGCTCTTTTTGCTACACCTTTTATAGTTGCTTTAGTAACAATTGGTTTATCACTGGTACTTATTTCTTCGGCAACTTCTCTTTTTTCGGGCGGAATGCTTGGCGCGCGTGTAACCGTATTCCATTTTTCAATAAATCCGTTCATCTTTTCTATACTCCAAAAATTATGATGAATAAAATCAATCACTTCTTTTTTATCATTGGCGGTGAATGCGTTGTATTCGTATGTATCTATAACGGACATAATATCCTCAAGAGATGACCTCTGTAATAAATCATCAATTTCTTTATGTAACTGTTTCTCTTCTTCTGTATATTCTTCTGTAGCGAGAATTTCACGAAGTGGTTCTTTTTCCTCGACAACTTTCTTTTCGACAACTTTCTTTTCGACAACTTTCTTTTCGACTTCTTTCTTTTCGACTTCTTTCTTTTCGACTTCTTTCTTTTCGACTTCTTTAATATTTATTCCATGTCCGACTTTTTTATAAATAAAGTATTTGTTCATAAATGACACTTCTTTTTCGGATTTCGTCATATTCAACGCATTTCTTATATCAGATTTATTTGCTTTGGTTAGACCACTAGATTCTGATTCTAAGTTACTATACAATTCTTCGAATGTTCCTATTGATTTTCTGAATACATTTGATCCAATGTCTAAATTTTTCCGTAAAGTAGTTAAGTCTGTTGTCGAAACTGGTATAAACCCATACTTGTCTAATGATTCGGTTAAATAATCATAATTTACCAAATATTCTTTCTGCACGGTTCCTATGGTATTCTGTAGTACTTCGATTGAATACCCAAGAGAAGACAAATTTGGTCTAAATGTCTTCTCGTCGTACCCTTTAGTAATGGTTAAAATCGGATTTCCGGATTTTTCGTCATTTATTGAAAATGTTTCTCCCTTATTTTTATCCTTTAATTTGTCGAAAACATTTTTTCCATCAAAACTGGTTCCTATAAAATAACCGCCCATTTTTGTATTCTGGTTCACGTTTTCCAAAAATCCCGACAAAGTTTTTTCATTTTCGAACATATAATGTATAGCAAATTGAATTGAACAAATATCAAATCCATCCTTACCTATGCCATAGTAATTCTTAAATAATGGACTCAATTTAACTGCTGATTGCTTATTAGATTGCCCGAACACTGCAGCAGCTTTCTCTTTATCTTCTTTACTGTCAAACGCACTTTCATTTCTAAAGTTTAGAGTTGAATTGCCTTGAACGAAAATCGCATCCGGTTTTTTGTATTGATTGTATCTTTTTTCTAATAGTTCAATGTTACTTAAGAACAAATCAACTCCAAACGCAAATTTTATCTTTCCATTTTTGCTCCATTTATAAATATCACTACCTACTCCAACCGCAAGATCTATTAACGTAGACCCCTTTTCGGATACCAATTCTATCAGAGATTGTTTTATATATCTATTGTGGAAATCTCGCAATCCACTCGAAACCCCCTCTTTATCTGTCTCTTCTGTATAGTATTTATTCGCCAGTTTATCGTTGAATCCGGTCGATAAATATTCAGCAGTTATAGGATAATGAATGCTTCTCCAATTGCTTTCAGCGACGATATACGAGTTTGCATAAGGTTTGTCATATCTTACTCTTAGCGGTTCCCATCTCCATCGCTCTTTATTTTCTTTTACATATTTAAATTCAACAACTGATCCGTCCGTGATAATGTCGTTATTTTCAGCCATCATTACAAGTTCGCCGCTTATATTCTTATGAAGTTTTATATTAGAAAACCCCGCGTTATCGTCGGGCGGGTTCTTAGGTTTAAATTGTCCGCTTTTTCCAGCACTCAAAACGAGTGTTTTATATCCAAAATTTCGAGAATCGCCTGCAACATCAGACCCATTCTGATACTCGTATCTTATATCGCTGCCATCCTTCATTTGAAGGACTTTTACGGCAAAATCGATAGTATTGTATTCTACTGGTTTCCATTTAAATGACCCAACCCATGTTACAGTTTTATTTGGCGGGGATTCGATATCGCCTCCAACACCAACGCCTTTGTCAGCGGGCGTAAATATCAAACCATCTGTTATATACATAAATTTTCCATTTTTCATAGATTGTAATATTTGATTGCATGCATTAAATATAGTTTCGGTTTCTTTCGTACCAGATTGGTAAAATATTTTAGGTCGAACAATTAGCCCGCCTTGTGATGGTTTACTCTGTCCGCGATTCAACTCTGTTATAACCTTAACTAATTCTGCATATCTACACCTTTCTTCTCCAACATCGCCCTCATTTTTAAACTTTAAAGCCCGTATATCTTCTCCATGGTTAAAATATAAATCAAACGCCGCATAATAATTTATAAACTTGCCGTTTTTATCATTTAAAATATGTTCGCCGTCAATTAACGTATTATATAAAGAAGCGCTCGCAGTAGAAGAACCAGTATACTGTACCTTCATACCGGTTGTAATTAAATATATCCTCCCTTTTTCGTTAATGAATAACATTTTTCGAGCCCCGTCCGCTTTATCTGTCACTGTATAATTTTTTGTAATATTAGGTTCTTGAGACGATGTGCCCGTTATATTTTTTAACTCAAGAGTAAATGAAGACGGTCCGATGAAATCATGCGAAGGATTTGTTTCCCTCTCTTTCTTTTTCATTAATCCAAGATATGAACTAATAATGATACTTTGTTCTGCAACTCCGATCGGAAACCATGACTCTTGGTAACCGGCTAAAACGCATTTAGCGACTTTATTAAAAGTTGTTAGAATGATTTCATTGGTATAATTCATTTTCTTTACTGTGTCGTTTTTAAACTCTATTTCTATTTCGTATGTTTTTTTCACGTTAAGCATTCCGTCGGTAAATGATAGGCTTTCGCGTTCGGAGGATTCTACTACACTTAAATCTACCAAAACCGGGAAATCTGGGTGTGTATAAGTATATCGGTTCATCATTCTAAACTTTTTTCGATATGTTGCCAGCTCTTTTTTAACTTTTATAACTGATTTTTCTTCTAGATTGAGTTCGTTGCTTAACGTCAATCTGAAATTAAGATCCGGTCGCTCTACGACTCCTCCGATTATTCTAGATTTCTTTAAAAATGATGAATATTTATTGTCTACATTGTTAATATCATTAGATAAACAATATTCTTGTATATTGTCAATTCCGCGTATCTCTATGCGTGCACCGCTCTCTATATCAGTAGGAAATATTCGTAATAAATATCCATCTTTTGCGTGTTTGAATCCGCTTGACTTTAAATATTTAATCACATTTTCATATTCAAGTTGTGTATTCGGTTTTGCTGCTATTGTCCCGAATTTTGCTTCGAATTCGACTGTATCCGCCCCCCCGGGAGTTTTCAGAATCTCCAGGTAGTCTTTAAAAATCGTAGATATGTCAGACATTATTATAATTAGCAATTATTTATTTAATATCAATTTAATTATAATTAATTACAGATTTTCCATTGCGGTTTTTTTTCCATGACATTCTCTGCAAAGAGCTACTAAATTATCTACATTATTCGTTCCTCCTTGGTCTAATCTAGTCGTATGGTCTACCTCGAACCAAGCAGGCAGCATATTGTTACACGACCTACACTTCCACCCTTGGCTTGCTGCAACGAACTTCTTTTTTGTTTCGCTTACAGAGCGCTTTGTCGCGCCTCCGCTACCCCCACCCCCTCCGCTACTCCCACCACCACCATCAGAAATATTACCAGAATTGATGATTCTTGCAGTTTGAATATCTACGGAGTGTTGTTTATGCATCATACCAAAAAAAGGCGACATTATATCTTTTGATGTTTTATCAATTGGTAAATATTTAATCGCCTGGTTAGCTTGCTCTAATAACCCATATGAATTTTCTGGATTTTTTTTTATATATGCGTATAAAGATATACCGATAAATGCTATCGCGGCAATCTGATAATATTTTTTACAATTTTTAAGAATATTGGTATATTTACAGTCATAGTAGATGTTTATTATAAAAAAAAAAGTTACTATTAAAATTATCATAGTTGGTCGCATATGTTAATATATTATTACTAATATTGTAAATAAATTCCAATTATAATTAATATTAATAATATTATAAAAAATACTATTTTTTTCTTTCGCTTAATATGATCTATACATATCACGTTTAATGGTTTATATGCATCGTAATATTCTTTCAAGGAGTCTTCGAACGACACCCCTTTTTTTCCAAGGGAAATATTAATTTTGTTATGTATAAAATGCATCCATTTAATAAACGATTTTCTGGAATCGAGGTAGGGTGTTACTGGATAAACGTTAAGTAGTTCGGAAAATTTATTCCCAATTTTGGGATCTGGTAAAAATAAATGAAAGTTGATCATCAAGTCATAATATTTCTTTCTTATTGTTTCGTTAGGATTCAATGGGTATGTTAAAGCAATCGTATGCAGCACGAACCAGTAATGTGGCCCCCATATCTTAGGGTTTAATAACATTATATACAACTAATATAAAAACATTGCGGCTTTTATACTAATGTATAATTACAAAGACTATGGGCGTAGATACGAAAATTATTGCAACAATTGTTGTGCTATAGGACACAATTTATCCGAGTGCAAAACGCCTATCACAAGCATCGGCGTTATTGCATTTAAATACATAACTAAGGTTGATATAAAATATTTAATGGTCAGGCGGAGACATACATTCGGTTTTATGGAATTTATGAAATGTAAATTTATATATAATAAACAATATCTATTAAATATTGTATCCGAGATGACAACGGAAGAAAGAGATAAAATTTTAAATTGTAGATATGAAGATATTTCGAGAGAAATATGGGGCAGATTTCAAAACATTAATTCTTATGACCCCAGCTGTGTAAAATTCAATGAGTTGCGCGCAGGCGTGAATGTAGGCGGGGAAATCGTCACCACTCAGTCTCTAATAGACGAAACTACTGCAACGTGGAGTGAGCCTGAATGGGGCTTTCCGAAAGGAAAGCGTGACAATGTTGAGAAAGATATGTCTGCCGGTCTACGTGAATTTTACGAAGAAACTGGTGTACGTAGACAAAACCTAAATATAATACACAATCTTGCACCTATAGAGGAGGTGTTTATAGGGTCTAATTTCAAATCATATAAAACCAAATACTTTTTGGCAAATTTGATAGCAGAACCGGATACTACGTTTAATTCAACTGAGATTGGGGGCATTTCGTGGAGGAGTTACGAAGAATCTTTGGATCTTATTCGGCATTATAATTATGAGAAAAGAACGATATTAACAAATGTGAATAAATTATTAACTACAAATAATTTTATATACAATATGTAATGAGTAGCGGTGTAAAAAAAAATATTGCGAATAAACCGGCGAAGGTGACTAAAAAAATAAAAATAGACATAAACATAAAAAAAACAGATAAACCCGCAAAGGTCACTAAAAAACGTGAAAAGACGACTATCGCTATAAAGGATACGTCCATTTATGACGTTAATCCATATCCTTTTTTATATCCAGATATAAACGATAAAGATTTTAACATAAAAATAGCTGAAAGAAAAGAATTTGCTGAGAATTCCCAGAATGCATCGAAGACAGAAATTAACGAAATATGTGGCACCGATGTATTTGAATTGGCGCCGCATCAGCAATTTGTAAGGAATTTTATGTCGTCGAATACTCCATATAATAGCTTGCTATTGTATCATGGTCTTGGGAGCGGCAAGACGTGTTCTGCTATCATTATAGCGGAAGAATACAGAGAGCATAATTCAGACACTAATAATCCGACAAAAATAATGATAATTGCGTCTCCTGCGGTGCAACTCAATTTCCGCATGCAGTTGTTTGATCCTACTAAATTGACACAACTCGCGGGTATGCTTGATAGTAACTCGTGCAGTGGAAATAAATTTTTAAAAGATATAAATCCTATGAATATAAAGAATTTATCTGATCAGGATATATCAAAACAAATAAACGCATTGATAGATGAAAATTATACTTTTATGGGTTATCAAGAGTTTGGCAACCAGATAGAAACGCTTAAAGGTAATAAAGAAGCAATCGATTTGACGTATGGCAACAGATTAATTGTAATAGACGAAGTTCATAATCTGCGCAACGTATATGATAAAAAGGGTGCATCTAATTTTATATACGACGCCATAAAAAAAGCGGAAAATATAAAACTGGTTCTTTTAACTGCAACACCGATGTACAATAGTTATAAAGAAATAATATGGTTATTGAATCTTATGAATGTAAATGATCGCCGAAAAGAAATTAAAGAATCTGACATTTTTGACAGAGAAGGTATGTTTAAAAAAACAGGAGAGATTGCAAGTGGTAAAAACATGTTAATAAAAAAGGCGACCGGATACATTTCTTACGTGAGAGGGGATAATCCAGTTTCGTTCCCGCATAGAGTATGGCCCAACCTGTTTTCTATTGGCAATACGTTCGATGATAAATACGGGCATGCTTATCCAGAAAAACAATTCAATGGCATTGGAAACTTAACCGAACCCCAAAGGAAACCTATTGTGCCTGTTTATTTGGTAACACTCGAAGAGACTCAGCAAACTGCGTATGATTATATAATGAATGAGACGAAACTTCCAGATGTTTCAGAATTAGACGACAATGAAGCTGAGCCAGACGAAGATATAGAAGGCGTTGGGCTGGGGTGCAATGCTTTGCTTGGAAGAATACAAGCGCTTACTATGGTATATCCAGATATGACAACCGGAGGTAAGTCGACAACCCGTAAAAAATATTTTGTTGGAGGCAAGGGGTTAAAATCAGCAATGACGTACAATTCAAAAGATATTACGAACTTTGGATACAAACTAGAATATATTAACGGTAAAGGGAAAGGGATTTTTAACAGCAGCGAAATTGGTACATATAGCGCAAAGATTAAAACTATATGCGAGTGGATAAAAAACGCAGAGGGTGTCGTATTAATATATTCGGAGTTTATATTCGGGGGGATAATACCTATGGCTCTAACATTAGAGGAACTTGGTTATACTCGCTCATCTGCAATAAGGCCGTCTCTATTTGCAGAGGATAAAACGCGAAAAAAAAACGGATTAAAATATGCAATTATAAGTGGTAACGTACATTTGTCGCCTCCCCAAAAAAATGAAATATCACTCTGTACTGAGGGCAATTCAGACGGTTCTAAAATAAAAGTGATTCTTATATCAAAGGCTGGATCAGAAGGTATAGATTTTAAAAATATCAGACAAGTACATATACTCGAACCGTGGTACAATATGAGCAGGATAGAACAAATTATCGGTAGAGCGGTAAGAATGTGTGGTCATAAAGAATTGGATGATGCATCGAAACGAAATGTGCAAATTTTTCTATACGCGAGCATTCTTTTCGGACGAGCTTCGATAATAGAGGCGGTTGATTTATATATTTACAGAATCGCGGGAGTAAAAGCTAAACAGATTGGATTGGTTAGTCGTGTTTTAAAAGAGACTTCTATAGATTGTCTTATAAATATGCCTACAAAAGAACAGCTAGCAAAGAAATCGTATCCGAAAAATATCAAATTATCTGTTTTAATGAGAGTAGGAGATAATATACGGTATGAATTAATGCCGTATAAAATACAAGACATACTCGATTCAGCGATATGTGATTATATGGACGATTGTAATATTAAGTGCAACCCTTCTGGTCCTGTTGGGAAAGTAGAAGATTACAATTATAGTACGCCGGTCGGGTATAATAATGAAATAATTGCAAGAAAAATAAAATCATTAATGAAATTAGCTTTTGCTTATAGCAGACAAGGTATAATTTCAGGCGTAAATACTGGTTATAAATATTCGGAAAATGAAATATTCTCTGTACTTACTGAGATGGTAGATAACAAATACGAAGTATTTAAAGACAAATATGGAAGATATGGTCGGTTAGTGAATGTGGACAATTTATATCTTTTTCAGCCAATAGAATTGACAAATGAACATATAAGCATGTATGATAGGTCAAATCCGGTCGACGATAAATACAATGAGGTTACCATAGTTATGAGCGACAATGAGCAGCAGAAGGCGGAAGAGATATCCCCTGTGGTTATTATTGAACATTTAAAATCCCGGTATGAAATAATATATAATCTTGCGGGGGTAGGAACAGAAAAGGAGGAAA